GGACGCATGGTTCCACAACATTTAGTTATGGTGTTACTATGAAACATAGCTTCCCAGTTGAGTACGGATACAAAAGTACTCGCGACGGGCAAGTGACTTCTGATCTCAAGACGCATGCAAATGTGTCATGCGAGATACCAGAGTCTAAGGAATCGGTCGATATCGGCGGGTTCACACCCGGCGTTTTTCGTATCAATCCTTATTATGTTTCAAGTGGCGAGGTCAGTGGGTCTTCCTCGAGTTTTGAGGCGATCTATTCTTACTTGGAATTTTGGAAACGGTATACTATCGTTACTAAATGTTCCGGTAAGGTCATGGTTCCCGTAGTAGCACAGGGAAATATGTACACTGCCAAACCTAGCACGGCAACCTACGAGCAAATTGCTTTACAAAAGGCAACTAGCAAAGTACGGAATGCTGATCTTGCATTGGGCGAGGCTCTTGGTGAATACCGACAGACTGTCTCAATGTTACGTGACCCTCTTAAAAATCTCAGAAAGTTTCTCTGGGATGATCGGCAAAGGAATCTAAACCTTCTGATCGCACTCATGCGAGCAGACAAAAGGTCGATTCTCTGGCTGAGAGGACGGACTTCATTTGCAGCTGCAGATGAATTGTCCAGCACGTGGTTGGAGCTTCGCTATGGGTTAAGACCCTTAGTTATGCTCTTACAGGATATTGTTGAAAAGGTTAAAGATGCACAGAAGGTTCTCTTTGATCCAGATAAAATCTGGAATGCCCGCACCCGTTTGTCTTGGACCGAAAATAATACGGTCAATTCAAGTGGTGTGTACGGTTATCAAAAGATAAATTCTTCCATCTTTGTAGAAGACAAGATTTCTGCCAGTGCATCGATTCAATACCGATGTTCTGGAGATCAATCTTTTCTTGACCAGTTGGGGTTAACACCTCGTTTTCTGCCTGAGACTGCCTTTGAACTTACAAGGTTGTCTTTTCTTGTGGATTGGATCTTTACCATAGGTCCATGGCTTGGTACTCTGCGTCTCGCTCCAGGTGTAACTATTCTGGGCAACACAGTAGGTATCAAAGTCGCTAGAACGTGCAGGCCAATGTCTACTCAAGTGCGCGCCAATTATACCGGCGCCCCTTGGAAAAGCGTTGCATCCGATTGCGAAATTAAGTATAATACTTACGAACGCAAGACGAATGTAGACCTCTCGTATCTGCCCCACTTCACTTGGGGGCGTACTCTCGATTTAGCGAAAGCTGTCGATGCGCTCACACTCATCTGGGGTCTTAGAGTTTCTAAGTACCTTAAACAAAGGAAATGATATGTCATTAATTGATCTTTCATTCCAGAAGAACGCTACTGGTGGAACTACTACTGGCGGCACAGCCATGGCTTTATCAAGCGATGGTGTTGATGTTAAGAATGGAGTGCACGTAGCCGACATGAGCGAATCTAACTTTTTGGTTAGATCAAACGCGACTTTTCGAACACGGAATCCCCAGCGCTTACCAGACGGGGCCTATACTAAGGCTAAAAGATTTGCTTCTATCGTGGTTCCAAAACTTCTAGCAAACGATACTGTTGTTTTCAATCTCGTTCGCATTGAAGTCGAGGCTCACCCCGAGACAACCGAGTCCGAACTTGTGAATCTTCACATGCTCGGCGCTCAAGTTTTTACAGATGCAGATCTAACCGACTTCCTTAAATACGGTTCATTAGGATAACTCCGAATGAAACTTGTATTTGAGCTCATAATTCGAGCTCGTAGGAAGGAAACCAGCATATGGAGTTTTCTATGTGCTGTTATTCAACATTGGAGACATTCATGTCGAAAGGTAAGAGCAAAAAAAGGAATGGTCATAGTTATTATACTGGGCCTGTTGCTGTGCGGTTGTACAGTAACCTCCTTAGAGATTTCAGAACTTCAGAAGGCAGTGATTTCTTCGCTGGTGCCGAACAGGACTTACTTTCAGACATATCCAAATTCCGTTCTCGTAAAGAGAAAGATTTTGAAATATGTTCGGTTAGTAAATTCAAACGTACGCAACAGCTAGAAGCACTACTCAAGAAGTTCCGTTTTAGCACTGATAACTATACCGATGATGAGCTCTCCGAAAAAACGTTGAACACGTTTTTGGAGGAGCAAGTCCGTCTGCATACACCAATGCCACTGAAACTTAGTGGCCATATAGTGTTGCAGCGCGCGCGAGTAATCGCGAAACGTATCCTTGGAACTTATCCAGGGGATGAAGTTATCGATAATGTGCGATTCGGAAAGAAGTCCTCAATTGGTTGTCCGTTTAGCTTAGCATACATTGATATTAAGTTATCAATGAAGCGGGCTTTCACGGGGACGTGTGCTACATCTAAGTTCTTTTTCGACCAGGTTTTACCTGGTGATCATATCCTGCAAAGGATATTAAGCTACCTTGATAAAGGTAAGCTCGAAAAGCAACTTAGTTCAACACATCTCAACTTAGTTGAAGTTCCAAAAACATGGAAGAGCTATCGGTTAATTACACCGCTTACTCTACTGGGGTTATTTTTCTCCTATGGGTATGCGCGAGTTGTAACTCGCCGATTGAAGAATGCTGGTCTCGATATTGCAAAACTGCAATCTCGACATCGAAGCCTTGTGAAAGGCTTTTCACGGTCGTGTTCACACGCGACTGCTGATTTGAGTTGTGCATCAGACAGTTTAACATCTGAATTGCTCAACCGCATTCTGCCGCGCCCTTGGTACGTCGCTCTAAAGAAGACCTTTGTTCGCAACCTTCGGGTTGGCGACGCGGTCTACTCTACTGCTTCTGTTTTACCTATGGGTAATGGTGCTACTTTCCCAGTCGAAACTCTGGTCTTCTATTGCCTAATCAAGGCAATAGGGGAGCTCACCGATTTGAAAGGCGTTTACTCTGTTTACGGGGATGATCTTATATACCCGTCTGACTTGCATAAGTTCGTTTCTGGAGTTTTTCCCCAGTTACATCTTAAGCTAAATCAGGATAAAACATTTGTGAATCTACCTTTCCGTGAGTCATGCGGTTCAGATTTTTACCGCGGCCAGGATGTACGCCCTTACTTTTTACGAGGTGAAGCTCAGTGTTTGACGCGAGTCAGATACGAAGCTTTCTTGTATAAAGTGTATAATGGTTTAACAGCTCGTTGGGATCCCTTAGAAATTAAGGAGACTCTAACGTGGGTGTTATCTGAGTTAGCGATGGTTTCGCACGGTATCCTCCGTGTACCGCCTTCTTACCCTGATTATTCGGGTGTGAAAGTTTCATCATCAGCTGATATACCATTATCTTTTACCTTATTACCGTTTTCTCCTGTTGATTGCCGTTTTATTAACGGTTCTCAAGATTTCCAGTTTGATTTCCTCACGGAAACCCCTAAGAAGCGCATTGTGAAAACAACACAGCCGTTTTATTGGCTAGCGCTACAAGGGATCACCGACGATGTTATTGTCGATGAATACAAGCAAGAGGTCGTTGAACCCGTTGTCTGTGAAGACGATGAGTTTCTCCAGGCCGCTCTCACACGCCGCACAGTACGTGCAATACGTGAGGGCCGTTTGCCGTTAGAAATACCGGCTGAACAAAGACGATCCAGCCTAAAGTGGAATAAATTAGTCCGGAAAACCGGGAAAATCTATTATCACCATGGTAGGAAGGTAGAAAAGAAGCGTACAACATACACAGCTGTTGTTGATTCCAAACAAGGATCAACTGTTTCAACAGCAACAACTAAGACGGGCTCAATTACTTTTTGGGCTTAAGCGGGCGTCTTTCGTGTGGTTTCTTGCCCTTCTGGGAAGAAACTGCATATATAAAGCGTTTGGG